ATAAGTAGCCTGTCAATGACATCATCCTGCACTTTAATTAGCAATTCCTCAAGTTTATCTTTTGCCATTACAAGTTGCTCTACTTTAGTTTCTAGAGCATCATTTTTGCGTTGTAACTCTATGACTTCGTTGGGGTCTTTTCCAATAAATACATAGATTGCTGCTCCTATCGTAGCCACTAAAGCACCTGTAATAAGTTTAAAAGTGTCATTATTTGTCTCAGGTATTTCAACATAAGAAAGAAACACTAGCAATAGAATAACAAATAAAAATACTACTCCACTTCCTACATAACCCCTAAGCTCTCTTCTCTCTCTGCTACTCATTTTTTAAAGGCTTTATATATTGATATACAAGTGTATGCAAGGGTTGATAACATCACACACATCTGTAACCAATGGTTAAATTCACTAACGCTAAAAACCAAAGCAAATAAATTTGCTGAGTACAATGAGAATATTTTCATTCCGTCATCCATTTCATTTTATTTAAATGCCATATATAAGAATTTTGAACCAGTTTCGTTTGATATACTTCCTCCTGACCCATTTGTTTGAAATCCTGTAGGGGTTGTTCTTATCCAATTACCTCCAGTAACTCCCTCTATCGCATTTGTATCAGCAAACAAAAATTCATCTAAATCACCTGTAGGGCTTCTTTTTCTATCATATATTACCCAACTCCTTCCATTATTGGTTATATTTTTTATAATAATCCAATTTGGTTCAAAACCTAATGTTTCTGTAACCACGTGAGGTTTATTACCTGTATAAATACCTATCTTACTATATTCGCTTGATGCAAAACAATATGCAATACAATTATTACCTGCACTTACTCCACCTAAATTACCTTGTTGAAATGTTGTAGTGTTAGGTACGCTTAATGAACTATTGGCTTTTGCAGCATCGTCATTTAAATAAAGAAAATCCATACTTCCATCAATTAAATCAGTATAAACAAACCAATTTGTAAGATTGCTTGATGCATTTTTCATTATCATTAATTCAGGTTTTGTAGCAACACCATCTATATTTAATCCGTGTCCTACTGTATCGGTAGTTGTAGTAGTAGCTGACCAATTAACAATACTAAAACCTTTATCACTTGCACTAACATTTGACGTTATTCCTGTTCCATTTGTATTAGAAACCTTATCGCCTCCGCCTTTCCATACCCAAGCTACGTGTTTATTATTATTACCATTCACACCTACATTAGTGCCAACAAAAAAACCATTTTTTTCAAAAGAACTTAAAGCATTATTGTCATTGGATTGAGCATTAGTGTCATCTGCTAATAACTTCTTTTGTGCACCTCTTACAGTGTCGTATAATTGATGACTATAAACATCATCTCTGTTTTTAATCCAAACTAAACCGCCATCTCCACCATTATCAACATCTAAATCGTAACCAATATTAGAAATATATTGAGTTAAACCTGTTCCCTCATACAATACAGTCTTAAAGTCAGATGTATCTGTTTCAGGTTTTTCGTTGTAAAGTTGGCTAACTTGGTCAGAATCTAACGCAGTTGAGAATATCCTTACTTGGTCTAAATCTCCGTTATAAAATTGTGAAGCTGCTGAGCCTGAATAACTACCTATATTACCTACGCCTGAAGCTGTTGCGGCATTTAGATTTGTTGGATTTTGTAAAGTTGTTGCAACATCTACATTATCAACATATATATTTGGTGCTTGATTTGTTGATAAAGTGCCTGTAAATACACAAACAACGTGATGCCAATTACCATCATTAAAAGTTGAATTTGTCTTAACTCCTGAACCCTGTAAAATGCCTCCATTATCTGCACTATAAGCAGCACTAATTTGACCACTATCCAATTGAATAAAAAGCCAACTATATGTATTAGAATTACCCATAGTAAATAAAGAAATATTTGCGAGATTTTGAGTGCTTTTAAACCAAAAACTAACACTTCTTAAATTAGAAGCAGTAATAGCAGGAATTGTTATCTTACTACTACTCCCATTAAAGACCGCAGCTTGACCAAAGCGTCCAAACCTGTACTCAATGTTCGTGTCCGTTCCATCATTTGTTCCTTTATTATCTAAAGAATTGTTGTCAAGAGGGTAGTGTGCGACTGCTGTTGCAGTCGATGGAAAGTCTGCGGTATTTGCAGTTGCAGTATGTACACAAGCCTCTTCATCGTAAAGTGTGTCAACTTGTGTTTGTGATAAAACCGATTCGAATATGCGTACTTGGTCTAAATCACCCTTAAACATATTTGCGTTGTCAAGACTTGCGTAATAATTGCCAAGATGTAAAGATGTGTGATGAGAGGTAATAGATTGATTAACGCTTCCAGTTTGTAAATTACCATTAACATACATTCTTGTTAATCCACCATCATAAGTAATTACTACATTATACCAGGTATTTAAATCAAGTGTGGGGCCATTAAAATTATCTACTCCTGCTGAATCAAAAACACGAATATTAATAACATTTGTTGCACTTACCGACAGCCCTAAACCTTTTCTATCATTTCCAGAGTTTGTGGTTGTTGACCAAATTCCTCTTGCTATTCCTGCTAATTCGTTTAATTTTAGCCAACAAGAAACACTAAAATTACCACTTCCTGTAGGAGGTGTATAACCTGTATCTATTGTACTACTTGTACCATTAAACCTTGCACCAAACTTTATTTGTCCGCCTACTCCGAAGGTAACGTCAGTAGGTGTTCCTGAATAATCAGTAGCAGCATCTTGAGCAGTACTCGCATCGAAGTCAAGACTGTAAAGTGCTACACCATTACCATCACCAAACTTATCAGTAGTTTCGGTTGTACAAACTGCATCAGAGGAAGCTACTATACCTCCTGTTGCAAAAAACTTCTTATTAAAACTCATATTTATTCTTCTTCAGATGGTGGGAAAAATTGTACGTTGTATTGTAAAACAGTCTTATAGCTTTTCTTAGCATTTACCTCAGCCTCTAACCTATCGGCTTCTGCTAAAATACCTGCTCTTTCTGTAGCTACATCCGCATCAATATCAATATCCCTTTCTGATTTTCTTATAACTTGCCAATCGGTAGGCTCTAATAGTTTACCTGCTTTAGATTTTATCTCAGATAACTTCTGTTCTTTAATATCGGCTATCTTATATCTCTTTTCTTTTTCACCTGTTGGTTCGCCATCTTCTCCAATAATATCTACCTCTTGATTAAAGTCTATATCTGTTACAGGAAACGTAAATATCTTTTTACTTTCATCCCATTGCAAACCACCTCTGTTTTGAGTTTGTGGGTCATAGCTTGGCTTTACTAAATCATAAAAACCTTCTGCTTCTATAGTCTCTTTAGAAGCTTTATTAAAGTTTAGTATTACGCTACCATCTGACTTCTTATATTCAGAAGGTAAACTTTTATAGGTTTTAATTGTTCCGTTTTCAGTTCTTGCTTTCATAATTATGCTGTTGTTGAAGATGCGTATGTACCTACTGCAAAGTGATATACTTTAGCTCCATTAGTATCATCAGTACACATTATCTGTATGATGTTTGTAGTAGAACCATCGTAGCTAGATGTTCCGACCTTATTAAAAGTTGATCCAGTCTCAGCAAATGTGACTGTAAAATTGCCGCTTACTATTAAGTCAATCACTTGGCCTTGCTGTGCATTTGACAAAGTGAATGTTGCATTATTGTCCATTGTAGCTGTGAAAGTACAGGCACTATCAAAGTTCAAAGCAAATGAGCTTCCAGTTCCTAGTGCTGATAGTTCAGTATAACTGTTAGATAGTTGCTGGTGATCAACACCATTGTCAGAAATTTGAACGTCATCAGCGTTTACTGTAATTCCAGTACCTGCTCCTACGTTTAGTGTAGCACTTCCGCCTGATTCATTTACTCCTGTTAGACCACCACCTGCGTTTACATCTTCTATGTCAGCTGATACAACAAAATTAAGTTTACCTGTTGTGTCATCATAAGTTACTGAGATGTTAGTTTCTGTATTTCCTGAAACCATTGCACCAATTATGTCTTGAATATTTTCGCTAAAAGACAAACCACTTATATCAAGTGTGTCTGTATAGCTGTCTGTGCTTCCATATATATCATGGAACATTTTTCGGGTGTTAATAAAGGCCTGTCTTAGCGACATTCCCTCCCCATCATTAGCCTGTTGTCCTACGTTTAAATTTTGTGATGCCATTATATCATGTCTATTGTTACACTTAAATTATTGTCAATTGTTAAATCTGTCCTATCTAGAGATAAAGGTGAGCATAAGGGATAAACATACCCCCAGCCCTCGCTTCGGTTATTATCACCCCACCATGATTCGCAATAAATACTACCAAAACTCATAATACCCAATCTATTGTGTACGATTCATAACTAGGACTGACATCACCATTGCTGTTTGATGTCCACTCAGGAAAGCCACTAGAGTTGAAAGCCATGTAATCCAAAAATCTTTGGGTGTAACTTTCTGCTCTATCTCTAGCTACCTGAATCAACTCTTTTAATTCTGACTGAGAAACATCCGTAGATGCCTCAGATGTGTGTTTAAATACACCCTTATTTGATACTGTAACGTGAGCTGTCTTTAGAAACTCATGTACTGTTAGATGTACTAAAATTGGCTTTACATAGTCATCTAGCAAAGCCTTATATGCTGCTGGAAAAGTTGTGCCACTATTTATTAGGGCTGTTATATCGGCTGCAAATTTGTTGTATAAATCTGTGCCTATTATTTCTCTTAAGTATTGTGTTTGAGCAAGGTGCATAGCTGGGATAATCTTGTCAGAATCAATCTGAGCATCTAAAACTGTAGATTTCCTTACTACATCATCTTTACTACAAAATAAAACGTCTGCCATTATCTAGGTGTTGTCCAGTTTTTATCTTTTATAAATCCTCTATTTTCCATATCTCTAGGCCTTTGAGAAACTTTTGCAGGCTCTTTTCTTTTGCTAGGCTCACTAATTCCCTCTTTTGCTCTTTCTTGCTTATAAACAGGTTTTGTAAGTGGGCTTTTTACATCAGGATCAACTCCAGCTTTTGCCAAGTAAGTCTTTCTGAGCCAATAATGTCTGCATGATCCTCCGCCTTTGTAGAGCCAGATGCTATATTTGTCTCTTGAACCTTTAGGCCCCCAGCCCGGATTGACTTTTTTGTTTTCCATCGCTATAATATCTTCTTTGCGATATATCTTTTTTGCAGCTACCATTTTCTTGCAAAAGTCTCTAGTATCTTTACCGACTATTAGGGGTGCGTATTGGTAGCGAACAATAAACTTTTTACCTGTTTCTGTTTCTCCATCTAGGTCGGAGTTTGCATTTGGTCGAGCAGTTCCAGTACTCGCTAAACTTAGCATTTTGTCTAGTGCTTCCTCTTGATCATAGTCAACCTCTCTTTCATCAACTAGCTCAAAGTTTTCTAAATCTTCATCCTCTCCTAAATCAATTAGAATTTCAGCGTTGCTTTCTCTGTTTTTTAGCTCTTCACTAAGGCTTAATTGCTCTCCTGTTTCTTCCTCTCTTTTTTCTTTTGTTACAATTTCCTCAGTATTAACAAATTCAATCGGTGTAAGAGTTTCTACATACAAATCAAGAGCAATACCATTTACCGCTAAGATGTCATCAACAGCATCAAGGATTAATTCTTGATAAGGCTTAATTACAACATTCTCAAAAAGGTTGTGTGCGTTTTCTATCTCTTCAGCGTTTGATCCAAGTGAGTTACCTGTATCTCTAATACCTACTAAAAGAGGAGATGTGATTCTATTGGCTAAAAGTAGCTTTCTAGAACACTCCTCAGCAATGTAGGAATACACATCAGCCGCATCACTTACAGAAATATCTTCGATAGTTGTTTTAGTCTCAGGGGAATCTGAAAAAGATATAATTACCTTCTCACCATTAGCTCCTGTAAGCTTGTTCATGATCTCATTTTTGATCAAATGCTGTTTTTCAGTTGTCGGGATTCCGTTTGAAAAACTGACTAACTTGGTGCCTGAGAATGAATTTTGAACTTCATTGACTAAGTACTCAGAAATCTCACATTCTAACTTACTGTAGTTTAATGCATTACCCCAATCAGGTGGACTGTAGTAGTGCATTGAAGGGATAAACTTTCTAATGATGTAAATCTCGTTATTTGAACCTGATCCAAACACAGGGATTCTAGTTAGTTCATCAGGACTTTTATACTCTTCCCAGTTAGGGTGATAGTAGTAAGCGTTGATTTTTCCTTTATCATCAGATTTCTCAGCTCTTAAAGTTTCTCTGTTAAAGTGTGAAACCTTATCTACTTTTTTGCGCTTATAAGTTACCTGAAATGCAGCCTCTCCTAAAAGCTTTAAATCCATAGCTATTTTTTGAAGGCATTTCTTTTTAAATAATGACTTCATTTGAGCATACTCATCAGGCTTTTTAGAAGCATCGTGAGCATTGAGACCTTTGCCATAAATTTGATTGCTTATACCCTGTATAATTGACCCTGTGGTAGGGCTGTTAAGGTATGCATCTATCAATTCTTTGTAGTAGTTATTATCCTCCCCATAAGAAATAAAATCTTCATTAGGGTTTTCTACAATTTCAGGAGTCTGATAAGCAGACAGGTTTACAATATGGAAATCACTATTATTCATAGACTAAGAAATCGTTTGACTGAGTTGTATTTGTAGTGTATAACCCAGCATTAATCGAATAATCTGCAACTGTTTGATCTGTAGCAAAGATTTTATCTCTATACAATACCTGATTTGTAGCTGTGTTTGTAATCTCTAATAAATAATCCTGATCCTTTGTAGAATCAAGATTTAAGTTTGCTGTGTGGGTGTAATAATAATCTACTGCTGTCAAACTTGAAACAGTTTGATTATACACCTCTGTGTTTTGTTGTTCGTTTGTCACTTTGATTCTAAATATTGAAGCCCCTGTTGGTGTGTATGAACTAGGAATTACATTAACAGTGTGGCTTGATTGTGTTCTGTCTAGTATAATCATGCTTTTTGATAGATAGCTGATGCAGTTTTTATTCTGCCTGTTTTTTCAAGTACCTCCAAAGCACTCTCTTCAACTTCTTTGGCAATCTGTGATTTAGAAATCTGCTTCCAGTCCATTGAGTCGAAAGACTTTTTTAAATAATCTTTTGATTTTGCCATTTTATTTTATTTATGCGTTTTGTAAGGGAGCAGCCGAAGCATACCCCCAAAAACAAAACACAAATTTTTAGCTATTAGTTCCTACTGTAATAGTTTCAGTAACGCTAGACAAACCAGCAACTGGATTGCTTGACGTTCCTCCACTTATGTACAATGGTTGCAAAGGCTCTTCAGATGTAAATTCTAAATTGTAACCTGAGAGATCACCCATAGCACCGCCCGATTGTAGCGTAGCGGATGTGAGTTCACAGCCATGATCTTTCCCTAAGAATAAAAAGTCCCCTGCTCTAGTTTCTACAATAATATAGGGTCTAGAGTAAGCAATCAATTTTAGTTCCTTAGACAATTCTTTACTAAGCTTTGGCAAAACCAAAGCAAGAACTGAAGAAAAGAATGTAGTACCAGTGTCTCTAGATGTAGTTACAGTTGTAGTAAGGGTATTGCCAGCATTTTTTAGATCATACTGAAAAAATGTAGCAGTTCCACTTGCATCTGTAATCTGATCATCAGAATCTAGAGTAAAGCCTGAAAGTGTTCCAAACGAGGATAGCCATATTCTGGAAATTCCTCCGATGGTATCTTTACAGTTGGTTGCATAGCCTTGGGTTAATTGACACGCCATATCTTAATTTTTAGGAGTTAGCATTTCAGCTAACAGTTATTAAGCATAGAGTACAACGTCACTACCAACACCTATTTGTACTGCGGCTGATCCTCTTAAAATTACTCTCGCATTTTGACTACCATCTAGTGTACTCATATCCAAAACTGATGCTTGGTTAAGTTCGCTGTAAAGGCTTGATCCAAATATTAAGTTGTCAGTAGTTCCAGCAATCATCTTGTTTGATGACATACCTGGACAATGCAAGACCTTAATTCCATCAAAGAAAATTTCTTGCTGACCCTGATACCACGTTGGGCCCTGATTGTCAATACCAGCAGAACCTTGTCCGTTTGCACCAAATCCTCCTAACGCCCTTATGTATTTCTGATATACATTAGTAGGAGCATAGATGTAAAGGTTATCTTTACCATAGACAGCAGCAGGAATTGCATCTACCACTCTTCCAAGCTCAGTAGTAACTGTGTCGGCAGTTATTGAACTAGCAGTGACATCTACAACATCAGAGTTAGCAGCAGCTAATACTTCAAATCCATCAAAAGGAATGTCAGTAGAAGAAGTTGTATTGCTCCAGATTGCTGTTTCCATTGCAGCAGCAGTTTTAGCTACTACGTGTTCTAGAATAAAGTCACCAAAGCTTTTAGGAATACCTGATTTGATGCCTTGCATTTCTAAACTTTCCCATGAGCTTCTGTAGTTTTTTGCGCACAAAGTCAAGTTTACTTGGAATTCCTTAGGCTCTAAAACCACAGCAGTAGTAGTGAGTGTACCTGTCGGAGTATAGTCACAACTTCCTTCCTTGATTAAGTTAGCATCAGAGGCAAAAACTTGGATTTCCTCTTTGTATTTAATATTGTCTCTGATATCAATAGCACCTGATGCTAGAGATTTTCCAGTTAACAACGCAGCGGTTAAATAGCCTGAGGCCGCTTGTCCGCTATAATTTGTAGTTATATTATGTGTACTAGGCATTTTTTTACTTATTAATTATTTTTCTGATTAAATCTATATGTGAGTTATTACTTCTGTAGATTTTATGTTTGTGAGATGAAAGAGCTTCAGGATTGTGAGCAATAGGCTCAACTTCCTCAGCACTCATTTCGATTTGTTCGATCTCTTCCTTAGACATTTCTTTTTTGTCATCACCTAAAGATTTGATCTCTTCTTTAATTTCCTCTAGAACAGACTTAACCTCTTCTAGCTCTTCCTTAGTAGCGTAGTTCATCTCTTCTTTTTCTTCCTCTGCTACTACTTCTTCAGTTGGTGCTTCTTCCTCTTTTGGTTCTTCAGCAGCTTCAACCTCTTCTTCAGCTTCTGCTTCTCCAATTGATGCAATAACACCCTCTGTCTCGACTTTTAAGGATTGACCATTCTCAAGTGTATAATCACCAACAGGGAGGGCGATAGACTCACCATCCTCGTTTTTAATAAATACTTGCTGATCTGCCTCAAATGCCTCGGCTTCGATTTCCGTACCATTGTCAAGTTTCATAACTGCCAACTGTACTTCTTTAGAAAGCTCCATTCCTAGAACTTCTTTTATTTGATCTAACATATTCTGTGCCTTCATTTATTTAAGGGTTATACTATATATACAATTGAGGTAGTCAAATTCGGTCAAAAAAAACCAACTTTTTTTTATAAAAATTATTTTTAGACAATGTTTTTGACTTCTGTTATGAATCCATTTTGCACTCTTATCTGTGTGTTAAAATTGAATTTTGTATAGTAACCATCAGGCATAGCTTGATTTAGATCACCCTGAGCAGATAAAGGAGCAGAAGTGTCAAATTGATTTGCACCTCTTACAAGTCTGATTCCTATAGAATTTGTTGAATCGAAAAAACCAAAATCAGATGGGCTGCTTGTATTGCCATCATTATTAGTTACCATAGGAATATTTAATATAGGATTTGTACTTGAACCAGTTTGAAGAGAAGTGAACTCTGTAGCTGAATAATAATTCAAGTTTGTGCCTGCATGATGTCCAATACCTACCTGTGTTCCTCCTATGCTAGTTGCTGAAAAGCTAAGTCCAGTAGAGCTACCACTTACTACTTCAGGTTCACTGTACCCCATAAATCCTTGTGCGCCTACTACAGCACCTCTAATGCCACTAAAATCAGCATAAGTACCATCAGGATTTATTGCCATTCTATAGGTAACAATGCCAGTAGGAACTCCTGTATGTATGTATCTGTGTATAGTAGTTTGTACTGGGTTTGTCAGAGCTGCTGCTGGTTGAGTTGCAGTTTCATTTTTTGTGACAATGTTTCCTGAGTTTGAATACCCTTCTGGGACTGTAACATTTGCTGTAACTGTTCTAGTAGTTTCTGTAGATACTGGGTCAAAAGAAGAAGGTGTGACAGATCCTACAGTTCCAAAATCTGTACCTGCAAAAGAAGCTGTGGGCAATGTGATAACTCCTGATGAATTTATTGAAAGTCCTGAGATTGTCAAAGCCTCAGAGGTTACAGTTGTTAAACTTTCTTCTGAAGAACTTGATGGTGTGCCTGTGATATTACCTATTCCCTGTGCGTGCATCTCGCCTGTACAGCAGTCAGGATGATAGGTTTTACGATCTTTACACAAACATCCACGTCTACCGCCTTTAGGAGTTATCCTAGATTCTGATTTGTATCTTCTTTTCTTTCTCATTTTATTGGAATACAATTAGGAACAAGCCTACCATTTTTTCTTTTCATACCATATTGCTCATATCCAGGTTGACATGGTTTTTTTAACTCATGAGTTTCACAAGGCATAAACCACTCTTTTTCCTCTAGCTCATGAACATGGAAACCTTCACAGCCAAGGCTTTGTGCCATTTCTAAAGCTTTCTCTTTGCTTGAGTAGGCTAGTCTATCGTCTATAATAGCATAACTGTCATTGACTACCCTTGTCTCTAGCTCTAACTCTCCAAGCTCTCTGAGTTTATTTCTACTCCATCCAAGCGCAGCTTTACCACCCCAAAGCAGATACGAGATAGTGCCACAGGCTTTTGAATCATTAGGATCATAATACTCTTCTGCTCTTGACAGATAAGAGTACATCCTTTTAATTGTTGACACTTGAATCTTGCCTTTTTTAGCGAGAGTGGCTGCTCTGACTTTACCCACCTGAGTTGCACATTTGTTGTTAACCTTCTCGTTCATTTCAATGCCTTTCTTTGCATTATTTTGAACACTCTTAGGGTAATCATTATAGGATTCTAAAGTGACCCTCTCAGAGCTTAAAATGTTTTTTATAGAATCAACTAAATCTTTAGCTTCGTCATCTTCTATAGCATTTAGGTCGCTTAGTGTTTTGTCTTTGGGTCTTGACATTTTATCTGAGAAATAAGCCTCAATAGAAAAACCTCGTACTTTTCCATCTTTTACATAGTCCTGCCAAACTGTATCTGATTCTACTTTCATAGATACCATCCAAGTGCCTACAGGAACATCTAGACCATAATGCCTTGATTTGTCTTTTTCAGATTCCACAATCCAAGACTCTACTACAGTCATGCCTTTTAACTTAACCTCATGCTCAAGAGTTGCCTGAGATTGATTGCCATTTTTAAAAAACATCTGTGATGCTTTTCTTACTGTCTCCTTTGAGAAGAAAATGTAGTACTCCTCTTCTCCATTTTTTCTAAATATCGGTTTGTTTGGAACTAGAGCAGCACCGACTAGGATTCTCTTTTCTTTGTCTTGTTCTGCAAAATTGTACTCTTGTTTTTTAAGAGCTAAAAACTGTTCTTCTGTGGCAGGATGTGAAACTATTGAAATGGCTTCTACTCCAATGTCATCATCTTCTAAAATTAATTCTACTATTTTCATGATTATATGGTTGCTGATTCTACAATATTTCTATCTAATGCCTGTGCGCTACTGACATCAGAGCTTACTACAAAAGCCTTGACTGGCTCTTTTTCGTTTTCACCTATAGCTACTGCTAATTGATTCTCAGGTGCAGCACCTACTACGTTAAATGCTGGTGGAGCAGCAGGCATTGTGCCTGATGGCCTACCACCACCGCCACCGCTACCACCGCTTTTCGATGGTTTAGGAACTGCTAAGATTGCAGCTAATTGTGATGCTGCCATTGCACCCGCCAGAGCTGCTTGGATAACAGGATAGGCAGGATTTAAAACTGTGATTGGTGATGCCTGTGCTGTCTTATATGCGTTCTGTACCCCCTCAATACCTGCCATAGTCACTTGAGCTACAGCAGCAGCTTTACCTATAGCAGAGCCTTCCCCTGCAAGTTGTGAAATTGATCCAAGAGTGGCTTTGTCTTGTTCGATAGCTGCTTTTGTTTCTGCATCTTTTATCTGTTTAGCTTTAGCAGATGCCTCTTGTTTTTTCTTTAGTTCTTCATTTATGGCCTCTGCTTTCTTTTCTCTGAGTTCATCCTCTGCATCTTTTTGCTCTTGAAGAAGTGAGTTTATGTTTGTAAGCTGTTCTGCTCTGAGACCTGTGACATGAGCCTCTACATCTGCAAGTTCTGTCTGTGCGTTTATAAGTGCAATCTGTAGATCAAGATTATCTTTGTCAATATCAAGAGCAGCTTGGGCAGCATCGACCTGCTGTTGAGCATTGTCCATCATTGTTTTTTGCTGGTCATCTAAGATTCTACCTAGTTCCTCATTGGCTGCAATCCTTTCTTCTATTGTTCTAGAAGTATCATCTCTAATCTGTCTTTGCAGCTCTGCATCTCTGTCGTATTGCTGTAGAAGTTTTGCGTTTATTGCCTCTGCAAGTTGTGCCTGTTTGTTAAGATCAACTTGATTTTTTGCAGTTTTTAAAGTTTCCTTTGCATAAGTCTTAACACTCTCTGTAACTTTTTCAAATGACTTATCTGTGCCTGTGAATACATCTACTGTCTCTTTGCCAGCTTCTTTTAAGGCTTCAACTGCACCTGAAAAATCTCTCATTAAAAGCTTACTAAATGCTTTGCCTAATAAACCAACTACATCCATAATTTGAACTAGCCTATCAGCTAGACCTTGTAATATTGAGTCTTTTAATTCTGTTAGTGTTGGAATTGAAAACTCAGAGATAAAATCTACAAAGTCATTGAAAACAATTTTAAGCCCATTCATTGCTGTGCTTAGTGTATCTACTACAGTTTGATTTGACATAAATAGCTCTGTGAGCTTCTCAAATATTACAGCACCAGCTTTAAACAGTCCACCTGTTAAAACAGCACCTACTCCTGATAAAGCTTTCTTTATGCCACCGATTCCTTTTGATGCTTTTTTTGATTCTTTGCCTACATCAACTAACTGCTTCTCAACTCCCTCAAGTCTTTTAACAGCATCGCCTAGTTTGGCCTCTAGTTCTAATGTTATTTTTTCTGCCATTTTTTAAGTAGTGTTAATTTGAAAACCTCGCTGAAGTTCTCAGGTATTTTATTTTTGCCTAACGCAAAATTGGTCAGGTCTCCTTTTAAATTATTTTCCTTTGCTATCTCAAGCAATTCTATCACGTCTCTTATCATGTTGTCGTACCATTTTGAATAGTACCAATGGTGTCTGCTGTAGCAAACTGTGCATCGGTGTTAGTTCTGACATAGGCTTTCCAATAAACAGTAAGGCCGCTTGATAATCCTGAGATTTGGACTAATACTTGCTTTGGCAACTCAGGCCTTCTGTCTAACTCAGTAGTTTCAAACTTGACTCTTGTAGCATTACTTGCTACTAGCTCATCGTATGTCGTACCTGATAAATCTGAGGCTACAGGAGAGTGGAAAATTCCATACTCACTAAGCTGTGTGACCTCACCAACTTTACCTAACTGCATGATGTAGTATGATGCAAGTAAATCGGTTGAAGTTGTGCCAGTTGATGGATTAGCTATAAAGGCTGAAGTGACAGCTACAGGCTCAAAAACATCATTGACTTTCGGATTATTACCTGGACTCAATGCATCAGGTATCAAGTCTCTCTCTGCAATTATTTCTAGACCATCTGTGTCACACATATTGTCTATAGTGTAACTAGAGTAAGTGAATAAATCTGTGTCATCGTCAATTGTAATACAAGTGTCAACTGGTTTAAACCTATCAGGAACGACAGGCACAACAGATATCTTTTCACCAAAGGTTTCTTTGGCATTTATCAGCTCTAGATCAGACTGCATATTCTCAAAATTCGTAGTGATTTTGTTAATTCTATACAGCACATCAAAGATTCTTATTTTATCAGCTAGGCTAAACTCCATAAGCATAGACATAGGCAGATAAGCTTTTGTTTTAAGCAATCTTTTTTGTGGATCGAATACCTCAGAAATATAGTTTTTGTAATATGTCTCAAAGAGTGTGTTGTTATATGGCACACCCTGATACTCATTGTATTCTGATCCAAAATTTATATTAAAGGAATCCTCAAATGATATAGAGTTCGAAGGCAAATATGCAGTTGTCTTTTGTGAGACAGCACCTTCTAAGTCTTTAAGTCCTATTGTAAGGCCTGTCTTTAGAACTGGATAAAAAAGCAAAGGCTCACCTAGGTAGGCATCCTGTTTTATGTCAGCACTCCAACCCCATTGCACGTTTGTGTTTTGACCAGTATGTACATCTTTTAGCCTTTCATATTGAAAATGCTCAAAGGGCAGTTCTACTTTGTAGATTTTTCCGTCAAACTTTCTCTCTACATTAAACTGCAAAGACCCCCATTCCTTTTTTGTTAGCTCATGATATGATTTTGCTAGGAATGAATCTAGGCCTTCATAAGAAAAGTCAATTTGTTTGTAAGGAAGTACTGTATTTATCTCTTGAGATGTTTTGTCAATAAACTCTGTGACATCCCAAGTTTTTGTGGACTCGGTGTAAAAGCTGTCTAGTGTTTTAACCTCTAAGATTCCGTCATCTCGCATAAATGCTGTAAGGTTAAACATCTTAAAAATACCAGTTAGAAAGTCTATGACCTTCATGTCAGGCATATTCCTAGCTGCGTTTATTTTTCTATCAGTACCCACACTAGCAGAAGCAGATAGGTGACTGTCTCTTTTTTTCTCAAACTTTTTAGATGGACTAGCGTGAACATGAACTCTGATGTCAAATGTGTTTGCTGTTTCACTCTCAATGGCTATGCTAATAAATCCATTGACTAAGCCTTGCAAATGACTACCTGTTTGTACGTGTAAAGCCCACTCAGTATTATCATTGTAGTTTAAGGTCACATTATCATACCTAGCGTACTCCTGACCATCTTGATAGACTACTACGTTAAAAGGGGTATTGCTAGTTGGTACAGCTACGATATTAATAGACTTGTTTTTAGAGTTTACTAGCTGCAATCCGCCCGGTCGTACCTCTAACTGACCCTCATTTATTCTAAAGAAATAATCATCTGCAAAGGCCTGATTGATTTGACCTGATGACAAAGAGCCTGTTTTGTTATGCATCCACAAATACAGATCATAGTAAGGCAAATTAGTCTCGTTAAAAAAGTCATTGCTAAAAGTCAGGCCATACTGTTTTTCTATTGCTCTGATTATAGCATGGATTTTGATTGCAGGTTTTAGCTGGTTAATCTCTAGATTGTAGTTTGCATCAGCTATGTAGGCAATATTGTTAAGTGTATCTGTGTTGACATTATTTGAGTCATGACCTGAGTCGTAAATAAACCTTTTGGTGTGGCTTATAACAGGGAAAACTAGAGCATCTGTAAAAGTCTCGCTATCAACTGTAACATCAAGACCATTCTCCATGTAGGTTTTGATATTAGTACTGTTGTAGTTAAAAGAGAAATAGTCGTTTAGGAATTGTAGATTATCAAGTTTATCCTCCCCTAAAAGGTCTTTTAGAGAGACTGTGCTGCCGAAAAAGGTAAGCTTGTAGGTATGTGCTTTGTTGTCTTTTCTAGTTGCTCCTTCAAGCTTTATTTTACCTTTTTTAAAAAGCTTATAATTTAAATACAGCTCTGCATCTTTTTTAAACCTTGCATCAAAACCAATAATGAAAGGATTGTGGAAA